CAGGCGTCATTGGCATGATTTAGCACTTTCCGCCATTTTTCATGGCAATCTGTTTGCCTTTGGTCAGGCCGCGCTGGGCAATGCCATTAGCAGACTTTGTAAATCCACCTTTGGCCAGCTTGGTCATGGTTGAACCTTTGTGCAAACGGCCTTCGTGTTTATTCACGGCCTTCTGCATCATGGCTTTGTCTTGCTTCATGTCTGCTTTAGCCATGCCGCCTTTGGCCATTTTGCCTTTACCGTCAGCCGCAAAAGCTGGAACTTTTTGGCCATCTTTCATGACCATTGGCATACCGCCACCTGCATATCCGCCCATATTCATTTTTTTCACATTGCCACCTTTTTTAAAGTTACCAAGATCCTCTGGATTTGCCTCATTGGCAGCCAGAGCACGAACATCAACGCCACGTTCATCAAGACGGCGGCGCGCCATACCGGGTTTCAGACCACGTTCACGACTGTAAAGCGTTGCATCGCCGGGTTGTTTGTACAAAGCGCGTTTTACTGTAGCAACGTCATCATCAAATTCTGAATCTTTTGTAGCCATAGTGTCACCACCTCTTGCAAATTTACGGCCTTTGTCGGCCTCATTAAAATCTTTACCCACAGACTGTGGGACGCCTGCTTTCTTGGCAAACGCTGGGTTGTGAGCCACCGCCGCCATGAAATTTCGTTGAGCTTTACTCTTGCTTGGCATTATCGCCCCGCTTGAATAAGCTGGTCAATCTTTGCTTCAAGCTTGTTAAAGCGCTGGTCAATGTGGTTCGTAATGCGATCCACTTCTGCTTGAGTAACGTTATCACGGGCAACCTCCTCACGGGTTTTGTTCAACAGGATGGTGACGCGAGCCAGCTCCCTGAACTTTTCATTCATCATGTATCCCAGCAATCCAATCACCAAAGATAAGACTGCTGACCATGCTGTGTTTAAATCTAGCATTTCCATTTCTTCAACGCTTTATTGATGCGTGAATCCGGATCTTTTGCGGTCTTTTCGCTGGTTAACTTCTTCTTCATGCCGCCCATCCTCGCACAAAAAGCGTCCTTGCGGGAGCCGCCTTCCGGCTGGGGAGGTTTCAAATTCATACCTTGCTTTTTGGCGGAGGCGCGTCCCTTGGCATTCAAGCCACCAGTTGGACTCTTTCCCTCTTTCCTCTGCCATGCTGGGCTCTTAGCCATAGAACACCGTGATTTTTGCGCTGGCAGGCAAAGTTATATGGACATCTGTACTAAACAAAACGCCTTCTCCGGGAATCGTAAACGATAGCGGATTTGTTGGTGAAACAGCAATATTAAATTGCAAAGTTATGGGGCCGCCAGAACCACCGTCACGAAAAATAATGTCACCAGCAGTGCCGCCAGTCAAAAATTGATAGCCCCGCACTCGGGTGCGGTAGGGCACCGCAGTGCCAGTCGCTTCTAAATGAACGGCTTTTACGTCTGTCTGCATCATAATTAATCTCCTTAAAAAAGGGGCCGAAGCCCCTTGGGTTAATTAAGCGATACGAGAGAACACGTATGCAGTGGCGCTAGAGAACATGATGCGGAAGCAACCAATGCCGGTCACGCCGTTAGCAACGGTCAACAGACCTGCACCAGCACCAGAGCCAGCGGCTGCAGCGGCAGACAAAATACCGTTTGTAGCAACAGCGATAGTCACAGTTGATGCGCCAGCGGTGTTGTCAACAAACAAGTCCAGCGTAGTGCCAGCAGTAGCACCCAAGGCCGCGCCCAACAAAGTGCCAGTAGGCAAAGTAATAGTAGTTGGGGAAGCAGAAGTAGAAGTGATGTAGCCTGTAGCAACTTCTGCTGCGGTGGCTGTAGCCGTTGCGTTGATAGCAGCGGTTGTTGGGTGATTCTGGTCAGTAAAAACCAGATTTGTGGCTGTTACAGTTGTAGCAGCCAAAGTAGTTACGCTAGTAGCAGTGCCAAACGTAGCGTCAACAGTAACTGCGCCAGTTGTTGCGTTAATAGAAATGTCTTGAAAGCCGTTTTCAGAACGAACTGGGCCGTTAAACGTGGTATTTGCCATGATTTTTCCTTACATACAAGTTAAGTGCATCAGTCTGTATGTCGTCAGCCGGGACTGTCTAATGCACCGGATAAGCCCGGATTAATATGTTTATACCACTCAAATAAAAACAATGCAACAAAAAAGGGAGCCGAAGCCCCCTTTTTCTTTACCGCTGATTAAGCACCAGCAGAGCCGAACATACCCAATGGATCTGACCAACCAAAAGAATAACGCTCGCGAGACTTGTAACGAACGTTACCTGTATCGAAGTCGCCGTCCATGGAGTTAGCCAAGGGTGAACGAACAAAGTGCTTCATGCCGTTAGGAACGTCTGTGGTCAAGAACCAAGCGTTAGTATCAGTCAAGAAGTGGTTTACACAGTAACCTTCAGCAATTGAACCGTTGTTCTTAATTGCGTTGATGTCGTTATCAGCTGTACCGACACGGAGTTCCGTTTCGAGCAAGCGGGTAGCAACGAATTGCAATGAAGAAGGAACAACCAATTTCTTTGGTTTAGCTGCGATCAACAAGCCACGCTCGTCTGTCCACAAGCTGATCTGAATAACGGCGGCTTCCAAAGAAGTCTCGTTCAAATCGGCTGGTGTAGTAGGAACGTTACTGTTAGTACCACCAGACACCAAAGGATGTGATGCACTGAACAATGCAACACCGTCACCACCAACATAAGCGCTAGAGAAACCGTTGTTCAAAACAGCGGCTGCTTTAACTTGCTTGGTGTATGCCATAGCGCGGGCCAAAGCTTTCGTGTAACGTGCAGACAAAGAGTCATACAAGTTATCTTCGATAGCCTCTTCAGTCAAGCTGAAGCCCAAAGCAATGGTTTCGTGGTTGTATCGAGCAGTCCATGCTTCCTGTGCATTGTCATAGCTGATGGCAGAGCCTTCATTTTTGACTGGTGCGGCAGAGAAGCCAGAGAGTTTAGTCTCTTCTTCGAAGCTACGCTCTGATGTCTCAGTTTCGTAGATCTCTTTGTGCTCTTGATCGTATGTTGCATATTGCAGACCGAACAAAGCGTTCAGACCGGGAAGCAACTCTTTAAGTAGTTGTGCGCGTGAAATAGCCATGATCTAGCTCCTTATGCTGTAGCAGTTGCTGCGTAATACTCGTGCTGACCAAAATTCAATTTAACCAGAATTTCTGGGAATTGATTAAAGATCAACGTTGAGCTTGCGGCAAACGCAGTGATGGGGGCTTGATTCAAAATCACAGTCGTTGCACCAGCCGCCGCTGCTGTATCTACAAAGGATCCTGAAGCAATGTAATTGCCGTTAGAGTCCAATGAGCCTACATCAGTACCAACAGGCAACGCAAAGGGAATTGCGCTACAAGTGATAGTGGCAGTTGAAATGCTTGTGAATGTGGCGGAACCAAGAGAAACTTCGGTATCTGGATTCAAACCCAACACACGCAAAGGCAGAGCATCTGTCGTTGCAGGCGTATCGCTTGGAGCTAGAACTGCGTTCTTTGAATTACCAGTTGCAGTGCTGCCAGTGTTGTTGATCATGGCCACGTTTTGGCCGATCATTGCACGAGCACCAGAAGCAATAACAGTAGTAGCCGAGCAAACAACAGCAGAGAACACAGTGTCAGGATCGTCACAAACGATAGCCATAATGTCGCCCGCAGCAGTACTTGCTGGATAATACTGAGAAAACGTCTTCTGTTTGGTCAGCGGGTTGGTATACGAGCATCCCAAAAAGACACCCGCTACTGTACCCAACGTACCAGTACTTACAGAAAGACGCTCTAAATTACCGCGAACCAAGCCCACGAGATCACCATAAAAGATGTTCGTAGCGTAGTTGTTGATGATTGCGTATTCACGAGTAGAACCCGCAAATACCTGACCTCCGATCAGGTTGATCGGCTTTAGCCCGTAAGGGCTTGAAACCACAGGATAAGCCATTTAAGACTCCTATAAAATTTAAGTACCTTTACCAAAGCTAGACGAGGATTTATTCTCTTTGAAGAGAGGCATCCGCGCATCGCTTTGACGCATTAGATTGTTGTCTACAGCTTCCGTCTGAGATTGTGTCAACTTGTTAAAGTGCGTATTACGCTGTTCCACAAACTCTTTCGGGGTCTTA